TAGAGAAAAAATGGATCCTTGGGTTCAACCTATTTATCAAAATTTATTTTCACTTTATGATAAAGTTAAAGTTGAAAAACTAATTGAAGATGGTAAAATAGAAATTGTACCTGTATCATTTATGAGAGGTAGAACATTTCTAGATTCATGTGTTATTGTAGATGAAGCTCAAAACGTAACACACGAACAAATGGAGATGATTGTAACTCGCTTAGGTTTACGATCCAAAATGATGGTTTGTGGTGACGACCATCAAATTGACCTAAAGAAAAAAGCAGATTCAGGATTTAAATATTTGTATAAGGCATCGCGTAAAGTTAAGAATCTTGAAGCAATTACACTTACGTCTAATCACCGTAATGAAATTGTCGAAGATTTAAGAAGTTATTATGAAGATAACCCGGTTTTCTGATTAATTTTGATATTTATTAATAAACTGGCAACAACATGGGAAAAATAACTTGGAATGATAGAACGAATACTGGAGCTGATAGTAGAATTAGTGCTTCCATATTCAATGACATAAAAGACTCAGTCAATGCTATATATGAGGATGATGTTCCTATTTCAGGAAGTATATTAATTTCAGGTAGCATAATCCCAAACACTACAGGTGCAGAAACTACATCTTCATTTAATTTAGGGAGTGAAACTGCTGCTTGGAAAGAACTTTATGTATCTACAGCTTCTATTAATTTCGTATCACCTGATGGTACCATTACAAAATGGAGTAAACAAGATGTAGTTGATCTTAAAGCAGGTAAAAGTTTACGTAAAACTGATGGTAAACAAATTGTCCACGAATCCGATGATTCTACATTTGTACAAATGAAATCCAGTGCTCCTGGTAGAGTAATCCACAAAGTATCTAATACATCTTTATTAGATATGACAACAGGTTCTTTTAAAGTAGGAGAAGGAAGAACCCCCTTAACCTTTACAGGAGCTCAGATTAATTTAAATGCTTCCAAAACAGCACTTACAGGTTCTTTTTCTACCAAGGGCTCTAGTGTATTTACAGGATCGGTTAATATTTCAGGTTCAACATCAGTTTCTGGTTCATTTACAGTAACTGGTTCCGGTAATTTCTTTGGGATGACGGTACAAGAAGTACTAGATGTTTTAGCTGGAGCCAACATAGGAGGAGATACTTCAATTTCAGGATCAACCAATGTTACAGGTTCATTAGTAATAACTGGATCTTCAACCCTTAGTGGATCTATTGATTTAGAAGGTGTTACTACTACTTATGATTTATTAAATGCTATAGCAGGATTTGAAGCTACAGGCTCAATAAACGTTTCGGGATCCCAAATCTCCACAGGATCAGTTAACCATCAGGGTTCTACTAATACTTTACCACCACCAATGGTGGCCTCTCTTCCTCCTATTGTCGATACTTTGATTTATGGGTATGATTTTAATGGGGGTACTGACCCAACACCTCCTAGTATGAAAGTTCATACTAATAATGTTACCCCAACTGCTTCGGGATCAGGTGATGGGTATAGACTTCTTTACGATCCCAATGATATTGGTTTCTTTATCTTTAGTACAGCATCACAAACAGAGTTTGGCAACTTAACCCCAAATCCAGCTGCTGATGCTTTCCTCACAAATGTATCTGCCTCAGCTTCAAACGATCAGTTTGCTACTATAGAATGGACTCCTGAGTTTGATCCACACCCTTTAACTAACACCCACAGATACAATTATCAAGTCACAGACGTAAATGATCTAGGAGATAGATTTAGAATGAATGTATCATTTGTTGATAGCAGTTCAGGGGATTTTTCTTTCCCAACCCCTTCTAAGATAGTTGCTTTCACTAGTGGTTCAGACTCCAGATTTAAGTTTACAATCCCACTCCCCCCAGAAGATGAACCCGTAGGTGGATGGGCAGCTGGTGATTTGTTAAACTTACTTTCGGCATTTGGTCAAACTGATGTTCCTGTAGGATCCATAGGTGATTTTAATTTTGATGGGTCTGTAAACGTTTCTGACTTGATGGTAGTTCTTGGAGGATTTGGTAATTCTAATGTTTTATGTGAAGATGTTTTAATCCCCCAAGGATCTAACCATCAATTTGTAGGACCTGTTATTTCAATTTGTGACGGGAATTTTTATATCATAGCAGAAGGATCATTTAGCGGAATAACTCCTTAATATCTTTAACATATTTATCAATAAAATAAAAACATGAGCACACTTAGAGTAAATAATCTTGAATCATATACACCGGGAAACCCCTTAAATATAAATGATGAGCTGCAGATGACCGGATCTACAGCAACTGGAGCCAAATCAGTAGCATTTGGAGAGGCTGCCCATTCAATAGGCGAAAAATCTTCAGTTTTAGGAGGTTATGGCAATGAAGCCTCAGCTAGTTTCAGTGCTATTGTTGGGGGGTCGACGAATGTAATCAAAAGTGGTAGTAAACGTAGTGCTATCCTTGGAGGAGGTAATAATATAGTCCATGCAAGTGGAATAGATTTCTTTCAAGAAGGATTAGGTGCAATTGTAGGAGGATCAGGTAACCAATCCTATGGAAACTACACAACAATAGTTGGAGGACAATTAAATACAACTTATGGTTTTGGAGATGTTGCACTCGGAGGACGAGAGAACACTATCTCAGGATCCCGCTCAACTGTAATTGGTGGTTACCAAAATACTGTTACAGGATCTTATGCTGTTGGTGCAGGAAATAGTAATAATTTCGTCGGTGACCACAGTTGGGGTCACGGATTTCAAAATACAATAAAAGCAAATTATGCTTCTGCTCATGGAAGAGCCAACCAGGTAAGTTCATCAGCCGAGTATTCTCATACCTTCGGTAGATCTCTTCATGTAGAAACCCCCTATACCATGGTTATAGGTTACTACAATATAATAGGTAACCAAGCAGGTGATCAAGCGTTTGTAGTTGGAGGTGGAACCGGAACAGGATTAACACCTAGAAGAAATGTACTTGAAATCCGTACAGGATCTGTTGGATTTATCTTAGACACAGGATCTTTACCTACATCAGCAGTAGGTCTTCCTAATGGGGCTTTATACAGAACAGGTTCTAATGGCGATGAAATTAGAATTGCATTGAATTAATAATATTTAATTTTATAATTAAAAAGGGCTCCTAATTTAAGGAGCCTTTTTTGATATTTATAATAAAACAACATGGCAAATCCTTCAATCTGGCCCGGCTCTAGTTCTTTTTCCCCGGGAAATACTCCCTTTGGGTTTTATGATAGCGATACAGATTTCCAAACTGATGCCGATAAAGTATCAGTATTCTGCGCTCGCCGTTTAGGGTACCCTCTTACAGATGTAGAATTACAAGACATCAATTTTTATACTGCTTTTGAGGAAGCTGTAACTACTTACGGCAATGAAGTATTTGCATATCAAGCTAGTGAAAACTACTTAGACTTTGAAGGATCCCCTACGGGTTCAAAGGCTAATTATAAACTAACACGACCTAATTTAGGATCTATTATTAGATTAGCTGAAGAATATGGTAGTGAAGCAGGTGTTGGTGGTACTACTGAGTATAGAACGGGCAGTATCCAAATGACTACAGGTAAACAAGTATACGACCTAACTGATTTTGCAGTATCACAAAGTACTGAAAAAAACAACATCGAAATTAAAGAAATATTCTACCAATCTGACCCAGCTATAGTAAGGTATTTTGATCCTTACGCTGGTACAGGTACTGATGTTCAAGGATTATTAGATGCTTTTGGGTTTGGCAACTATACCCCAGGTATTAATTTCTTATTAATGCCCATTAATTATGATTTAGCTAAAATACAAGCTATTGATTTTAATGATACTATTAGAAAATCTAATTATAGTTTTGAATTGATAAATAATACAATTAGAATATTTCCTATCCCTACTAGAAATGAAAAATTACATTTTAAGTATATCCTAAAATCAGATAGAGGTAATCCTTATGTCTCAGGAAGTTTAGGAGTAGGAGTAGTAACTGATGTTTCTACTGTACCTTATCAAAATCCTACATATGAATTTATAAATTCTATTGGTAGACAATGGATATTTGAATACACTTTAGCTTTAGCTAAAGAAATGTTAGGATATGTAAGAGGTAAATATGGAACAATTCCAATTCCTGGAGCTGATACTACATTAAATCACGGAGACCTGATCACAGCTGCTACAGCAGAAAAAACAGCTTTATTAGAAAGGTTAAGATCATATCTAAGTGAAACTTCTAGAACTAAATTATTAGAGAAAAAAGCCCAAGAATCTGAATATTTACAAAAAGATTTAGCAGCAGTACCTTATACTATATACATTGGCTAATGGCATTATTTGGAGGACAACGTGATATAAGTTTATTTAAAAAAGTAAACCGTGAGTTATTAGGTGATATTATCACCCAACAATGTGCCGTATATAAACTTAGATTAGAAGAAACTAGATTTAATTTATATGGAGAAGCCACAGGTGGTAAATTTTATAATGGTCCTACTTTATTCAATGTTTTAATAGATAGAAGAGATCAAGAATATCCTGAAAGTGAGTTAGGTGTGGACTTTGCATGGGGTATTACCTTTAAATTTTTAAGAGCTGATTTAGTAGATGCTAATTTAGTTATGGACGTTGGGGATATCATTTCATACCAGGAAGGATATTATCAAGTAGATGAAGTTATCTCAAACCAATACTTCATGGGTAAAAATCCCGACTACCCTAATTCACCCAACCCCCTAAACCCAGGATTAGATCAATTTGGAGCTAGTCTTTCAGTTATAGTTCAAACCCACTACGAACCAGCTGATAAATTCGGCATAACAAGAGAAAGATAATGGCAGGAAAAACACCAATCCCAAAATCTCAAAGAGAAATAGCTAATTCTCAAATTAACCCTTCTGATACTGAAAGAGGAAACCCTAATAATATATCTGGGGATAGAAGAGAAAACAATCAAAATGTAAATCCTGATAGGGCAAACCAAATATCTCAAAAAAATGATACTTGGAAACCTATTACTATAGGTATTAAAGACTTAGATGAAACCATTAAATATTATTTTGATTACGTAATTAGACCCTCAGTAATGCAAAACGGTAATAGGGTAGCAGTTCCTGTAATCTATGGCTCCCCAGAACGGTGGAAATCTATGCAACGTGATGGGTATTATAGAGATAAAAAAGGGAAAATTATGGCTCCCCTAATTATGTTTAAAAGAAATAGCATTGATAGAGTAAGAGGAATTACAAATAAAATAGATGCCAATTATCCTCAAACTTATGCTATTGCTAAACAAAAATATTCTAGAAAGAACTCATATAATAATTTAAGTCTTCTAAACGGGTATGAACCTATTAAAACTTATGAAGCAGTTGTGATTCCTGATTACGTGGTGTTAAACTATAATTGTATTATTTACACTTACTATGTAGAACAACTAAACCATATAATTGAAGCTATTAATTTTGCAGCAGATTCATATTGGGGTGATCCCGAACGCTTTAAGTTTAGAGCTATAATTAATAGCTACCAAACTGTTACAGAACTTAACACAGGACAAGAACGTATGGTGCGAGGTACTTTTGATATTAAAATGCCAGGATATATTGTCCCCAATGTAGTCCAAAGTGACCTTAATGCCCTTAAAAAATTCAGCAGTAAATCTAAAACTGTATTTGGTGTTGAAACCACCGAAGCTCTTACTAATGTAAGAGAAAATAGATTTATTGAAAATATAAATACTAATTTAGATGGCGATAGCCAATAATCTGTAAAACCTTTAATATATTTATAAATAAAAATTTTACATTATGAATCAAGAAGTTATAAAACTAGCAGAAGAAGAAATTCAATCGTTACAACAGCTCCAAGCTAACCAGTCTCAATTAATAGAATCATTTGGTGCATTAGAATATCAAATTCAAATGTTTGAATTGCAAAAAGAACAATTAGTAGAACAACTTGAACAATCAAAAATTCAAGAAAACCAAGTTGCAGATGATTTAAATAAAAAGTATGGGAATGGAGTTGTAAATATACAAGAAGGAACTTTTACCAAACAATAATTTTAAAAAAGATTTTAATATTTATCAATAAATAATATTAACTAGAACAACATGGCAGAACAAGTAATATCCCCGGGTGTATTTCAAAACGAAAGCGTCCCTGTAACTTTAGAAGCTCCAGTATTTCCTGAAGGAGCTGCTATTGTAGGTCCTACAGTTTTAGGCCCCGCCGAAATACCAACTGTAGTAACTACTTATAGCGAATATAAGCAAAAATTTGGTAGTGATTTTGTAAGTGGTGGTCAAAACTACACATATCTCACCTCAATTTCAGCACAAAACTACTTCGCTCAAGGCGGCCAACGTTTGTTGGTTACTAGAGTAACAAGTGGATCATTTACTGCTGCTACCTCATCATTAGTTCAAAACGGAGAAGTAGGAACAGCAGCTGATTTAGCTACAGGTAGTGTTAGACTTAGACAGTTTTTCGATAACCAAGAAGTTAAATTTACTAGGTCAGGAATTGAATACAGATTCATAACAACCGATGCTCCTTTACCTGATGATATCACAACTGGTGTAGAACAAGTTTACTACTATGAGTCCTCTTCAACAACTTTTGACACTTCAGGTACTAACTTAGCAAATAAAATTAATGCTGCTCTTAGTAATAACGAAGAAGCAGATGCTAGTGCCCCACTTTCTTCTACAGGAAACATATTATCAGCTTCTTATGTAGCAGCTACTGATACACTTTTAATTTCAGGTGGTATTACCACAGATGGTGGTGTAACATTTACTCCTTCTACAGGATTTACATCAGTTGTAACAATTTCTACAGGATCTGGAACTGATTTCTTAGATGGAAGTGATGGAAGTAGTGACGATGTTAGAAACTTCTCACTTTCATCAGCTGCTGTAGGTACTAATACTTTTAAACTTCAAACTATTGGTGTAGGTGCAAACCAAAACAGTGATAGCGCTATTGCTGCCGGTGGTGTTTTACCAAGTGGTTCAAAAGATAACTTAAGATGGGAAATTACAAATGCTGATACTTCATCTGGTAACTTTACTTTAGTAATTAGACAAGGTAACGACAGAACAGACGATAAAAAAGTATTAGAAACATTTAGAAATATAAACCTTGATCCAAGATCAAATAACTTTATTTCTAGAAGAGTAGGCAGCCAAGTTAAATCGTTAAATACTGATGATGCTGCTAACCCATACATTGCTATCACAGGTGAATATCCTAATAAGAGTAAGTATGTAGTAGTAACTGAAGTTCCTACAACTACTCCCGATTATTTAGATGACGATGGTAATGTAAGATTATCATCATTTACAGCATCTGTCCCTGTAAACCAAACAGGTTCATTCGGATCTGCAGTTGGTGATCCACTCACGGCTGTTGGCAGCGAGTTGAAAATGTATGAAAACATTACAAATGGTAATACACAAGGTTTGGCTGCTACTGATTACACTAACGTAATTAACCTCTTAAAGAATAAAGATGAATTCCCATTCAACATTATTTCTTTCCCAGGATTAATTTCAGGTTTTGCTCTCCATAAAACTGAGTTGGATAAAGTAATTAACCACGTTACATCTAGAGGGGATGCAATTATCCCAATTGATTTGGTTGAATATGGGGCTGCAATTTCAACAGTAACTACTAAAGCAAGTGATTTGAATACTTCATATGCTGCTGCTTACTGGCCTTGGGTTAAAGTAAGAGATGTAGATTTGAATAAAAACGTTTGGGTACCTGCAGGAACTATTATCCCTTCAGTATACGCTTCAAACGACCAATCCTCAGATGCTTGGTTTGCACCCGCAGGTTTCACTAGAGGTGCATTGCCAAGAGTAGTGACTACTGAAAGAGCACTTAAGAGAAGCTTAAGAGACACACTTTACTCTAATAAAGTAAATCCAATTGCTTCATTCCCACAAGTAGGGTTTGTAGTTTACGGTCAAAAGACATTACAATCAGCAGCATCAGCTACTGATAGAGTAAATGTTAGAAGATTGTTGATTGCTCTTAAGAAATTTATCGGAGACGTATCACAAAACCTTGTATTCGAACCTAATACTTTAGCTACTAGAAATGCATTCCTCTCTGTAGTTAATCCATATTTAGAAACGGTACAACAAAGACAAGGTTTATATGCGTTTAAGGTAGTAATGGATGCTTCAAACAACGGTCCACAAGTTGTAGATAGAAATGAATTAAGAGGTGCAATTTACCTCCAACCAACTAAAACAGCGGAATTCATAATTCTTGATTTCAATGTTTTACCAACTGGAGCTGAATTCCCATCCTAATATATAAAACAGACAAACAAATAATTCGAAATTAAAATAACATGGCAGAACAAATAATATCTCCAGGAGTATTTACTAACGAGGATGTACCTACAATATTAGAGGCGGCTGCTGCCCCTATAGGTGCTGCCATCGTAGGACCTACTCCACTTGGACCAGTTAATATACCTACGTTATGTACCACATTTACTGATTTTACTTCTAAATTTGGTACTACGTTTGAAAGTGGGAGTGATGATCATTCATTCCTCACTTCAATTTCAGCATACAATTACTTCCAACAAGGTGGAACTAATCTCTTAGTTACTAGAGTAGTTTCAGGAAGTAGAGGAAATTTTGACGCAGCAACCTCATCATTTGTTGCCCCTAGTGGTGCTTTTACTGAGGCAGGTGCAGCCTCGGGCGTTTCATCAAACTTATTCTCTCTTAAAACTTTTGGTGAAGGTGATATATTAAATACCACAGCATCATTAGGTTACTATGGTCAATCTGAATCAGGTTCAATATCTAGTGGCTCTAAAGATAATTTAAGATGGGAAATTACTAATGTTGATTTAGCTAAAGGAACTTTTGCCTTAAGCATTAGACAAGGTAATGACAGTGGTGATAATAAAAAAGTACTTGAAACATTTAGAAGCTTAACACTTGACCCTAATTCTGATAATTATATTGAAAAAATTATTGGTAACTACAATAGTCAAGTTGCAATAGATCCTGATGACAGCTCTATTTACATCCAAAAATTAGGTGAATTCCCAAATCAAAGCAAATATGTTTATGTATCAGAAGTATTTGAAACTACTCCTGATTACTTAGATTCCTTTGGTAATAGAACTTCTGACGCATATACCGCTTCAATGCCTTCTGCTCAAATCGGTGCATTCCAAGGCGGTAGAGGTGCAGTATTCACCCCAGGTCATACTCCTCCAAATATGAATGATAAAATCTCTGATGGTAACTACCAAGGATTAAAAAATAGTGATTACACTGATGTAATGAACTTGTTAATAGATAAGGATGAATACAAATTTAACCTCATCTCAACCCCAGGTTTGATTTACGATTCAACTACAGATTCAGCTGTTAACACGTTAATTAATACTGTAACCTCTAGAGGTGATGCTATTTACCCAATGGATTCAGCTTTCTATACAGATGATGTAGATGCTGTTATAGCAGCCGCTGAAGGACTTGATTCTAACTTTGCAGCTACGTACTGGCCTTGGGTATTAATAAACGATCCCCAAACCAATAAATCAATCTGGGCCCCAGCTTCAACAGTTATCCCATCAGTTTATGTCTTTAATGATACAGTAACAGCTGCTTGGTTTGCTCCTGCAGGTTTAACTAGAGGATCCATGAGAAACGTAATTCTCCCATCTAGATCATTACCAAGAGGAGAAAGAGATAAATTGTACGAAGGAAAAATTAACCCAATCGTTAAGTTCCCTTCAACTGGAGTAGCAGTATATGGTCAGAAAACATTACAATCAGTTGCTTCAGCTACTGATAGAGTAAATGTTAGAAGATTGTTAATTGCATTGAAAAACTTTATTGGAACAGTTGCTGAAGGTTTGGTGTTTGAACCTAACTCATTAGCTACTAGAAATGCTTTCTTAGCAGTAGTAACTCCATACTTAGAATTAGTACAACAAAGACAAGGTTTGTACGCCTTCAAAGTAACAATGGATGATACTAATAATGGTCCTGATGTAATTGATAGAAACGAATTAAGAGGTTCTATTTACATCCAACCTGTTAAGGCAGCAGAATTCATAGTACTAGACTTCAACGTCTTACCTACTGGAGCTGAATTCCCAGGATAATTAATTTTTAACAACCACGATATTTATAATTGAATATAATAAAACTTAGAAAACATGGCAGTATTAGATACTAACGAAATATTTTTTACAGCGTTTGAACCCAAACAACAGAATCGGTTTTTAATGTCAGTAGACGGCATTGAATCGTATATAATCAAGGGTGTTGGCGCAATCACACTAACCCAAGGTGAAGTTACTCTCAACCATATAAACGTTTATAGAAAAGTTAAGGGTAAAACCACTTGGGGTAACGTACAGTTAACTTTACACGATCCAATTTCCCCTTCCGGCGCACAACAAGTAATGGAATGGGTAAGATTACACCACGAATCAGTAACAGGTAGAGATGGTTACTCTGACTTCTATAAGAAGGATGTAACATTAAGCGTCTTAGGTCCTGTAGGTGATATCGTTTCTGAATGGATCTTGAAAGGTTGCTTCATCGTAGATGCTAACTTCGGTGATTACAGCTGGGACACAGAAAACACAGCTCAGTCATTAACTATGACTCTTGCTCCAGATTACTGTGTATTGAACTTCTAATTAGAAATAAAATTTCTTGCAAAGAGAGCATACGAAAGTATGCTCTTTTTGTTTTTTTATATATTTATATAAAACAATTAAAAGTTATTAATAATGAGTGACGAAAAAACAGTTGACACACAACCCATGGAGGTCGTTGAAAAGAAAAAATTCGACTTCCCTACGGAAATTGTAGAGCTACCTTCAAAAGGTCTACTTTATCCTAAAGACAATCCACTTTCTTCCGGTAAAATCGAAATGAAGTACATGACTGCTAAAGAAGAGGATATTTTAACTAACCAAAATTACATTAGACAAGGCGTTGTTCTTGATAAGTTGATGCAGGCATTGATTGTGTCGAAAATCAATTATGATGACCTTGTAGTAGGCGATAAAAACGCTATAATGGTCGCTTCTCGTATTTTGGGTTATGGTAAAGATTATACTTTTAACTATAATGGTGAAGAAGTAACAATTGATCTAGCCGAAATAGCTCCAAAATGGATTAAAGAAGAAGATTTAGTAGAACCTCATACTAATGAATTTGGTTATACTTTACCTCACACTAATACCCCTGTTACATTTAAAATCTTGAATAACAAGGATGAAAAAATGATTGAGGGTGAAGTTAAAGGTTTGAAAAAAATTAACAAACAATCCTCTGCTGAATTATCTACTAGACTAAAGCACATGCTGTTATCAGTTAATGGTGATGATTCAAAGAAAACTATTAGAGAATTTGTTGACAAATATTTCTTGGCTCGCGATTCAAGAGCTTTAAGAGAACATATTAAGGAGATCCAGCCCGATATGGACCTATCATTTGATTATTACCCCGAAGATGGTGGTGATGCACAATTAGATGTTAAGGTGCCTATCGGGGTCACATTTTTTTGGCCTGACGCCTGAATATAGGGTAAGTATGTTTGCTATGATACATGATATAGTGTATCATGGTAACGGAGGGTTCGATTGGTATACTGTTTACAATATGCCTATTTGGCTTCGTAAATTCACTTATAAAAGAATTGCAAATTTTGTTGAAGAACAAAACAAAGCCAATCAATCGTCCTCATCACCAAGTGGAGGATCTCGCCAAATAGACTTTGCGGCCCCTCCTTCAGATATAAAACCAGGCCAAAGAATATAAGGGTAGTGCGAAAGCGCTACCCTTTAATATTTATCGCAAAACACATTGTATGGCTTCTGACGAACAAATCAATAATCAAGAACGTTTTAACGACTTACAAAGGCAAAGTAAAGATCTGTTAACTGATTATAATGAAGGGTTACTAGAATCTTCTGATTTTGTTAATGTCATTACTAGTAGAACTTCTCAATTAGTAGACTCTATACGAGATGTTAATAGGGAAAAAGGTAAGACTTTAAAGGCAGATAGAGATTTAACTTCTAGTATCACAAAAATCTCAGACTTAACTAAAAGTTTATCTACTCCATATAATGATATGGGTAAAGCTATTAGGGATAGTAGCAAAGCAACTGACTTACAAGCAAGACTAAGTAAAGATTTAGCCCTTATCTCAGAAAAAATAAATCAAGAAGCGGTTACATATAATGGAACCCAAATGACTCAACTTGAGTTAGCTGAAAGTTATTTAGCAACTCAATCTGAAATTGCTCAAACTGAAGATAGAATAGCTAATTCTAGAAAGCTTATGAGCTCGGTAGAGCAATCTTCTTTTGATAGTATTGTTAAAAGTCAAAGAGAAAAAATAGAGGCTGAAAGGCAATATAATAAAATTTTAGAATCTGGGGACATTAGTTTAGCCGCAATGGGTGGTAAACAGAAAAAAATTAATGATCTAGAAAGAGAAAAAAATATAGCTGCTAACAACTATGCTAAAGCTCTTAAATCGGGTAATATAGATGCTATTAAATTAGCCGAAGACGAATTAGAAATAGCAGATAAAAGAGCCCAATCTTACATGTCCCAGCTCCCTCTTGTAGAGCAAGAGTTCTTTAAGAAAAAACAAATAAGGGAAGAAGCTCGAGCGGGGTATGATCAAGAAATTAAAGCAGCTAAAGAATTAGGTCATCAAGGTGCTTTAAACTTAGCTCAAGACCAAGATGCGGTCGATTCCCTTAGAGATGAGGCTGATGCTAAAAAATCACTTCTTAGTTTAGATGCCCAAGCTTTTGTAGAAGGTCAAAAAGCTAATAAAGAACTTGAAGCTGCTATTGGCTACCTTGATGAAGAAGAACAAAGGGTAAGAAGTATTATACAAGCCCAAACCTTATGGAATGTATCCTTAGGAGCAGTTGGGGGTATTTTGAAAAAATTTGGCTTAGACAACCAATTAATTACTGTTGGGTTAGATGAAGGAGCAAAGGCCGCTCAATCAATGGCTGAAGAGTTAACTAACACTCGCCGTGAAGCTAGAGGAGCAGCTAAAGCAGCTGAATTAGAAGCTGTAAAAGCAGGTCAACTTTTAAGTTCTATAAACGCTGATTATCAACAAGCATTAAAAGATGGTGATACTGCTAGAATCGAAAGCTTATCAAAAGAAAAAGCAATTGCTGAAGAACGTGCTAAAATAGCAAATCAAGAGTATGCCGAAGCCGAAGCTGCTTCTAGTAAAGCTAATTCATTTGTTGCTAAAATAGGAGGTTCATTTAAAGTATTAGGAGCAGGCTTAAAGGGTACATTTAAAGGTATGGCCTCTGAACTTAAAGCCTTAGGTGTTGCTGGTATTTTAATAGCAGGGTTTAAAAAAGCATTTAAATTAATAGGAGGAGGGGTAGTGACTAAATTTGTTAGTGATCTTACAAGCAAATTTAAAGAAGGGATAGACTTTCTACGAAAGGAATTCTTTTCTCTTCAATCATACATAAATGATGTAAATGCTGGAGATCAATTCCTCCAACAAATAGAAGATTCTACTGCTAAAATTGCTTCCAATTTAGGACTAGGCACATCAGAAGCTAGAGAATTAGTAGATCAAGCAAGTAAAGTTAGTAGAGAAGTAGGTATGATGCCTGAAGAACTAGCAGCAGTTACAGGTGAACTACAACAGGCATTTGGTACTACACAAAAGTTTTCTACTGACACAGTAAAAACTATGGGTGAATTAACCAATTTATTTGGATTAACTAACCAAGAAGCTTCCGAATTTGTAAAATTAGGCAAACTCTCAGGCCAAGAAGCAGGAGAAGTGGTAGTAGAAACTAGAGCCCAAATTCAAGCTTTAAAAGAAAGAAATAATATGGCTATTTCTGAAAAAGCAGTAATGCAAGAAATAGCTAAATCCTCGGCACTCCAAAGACTAAATGCTGAAAAATTTGCTGGTGGTATTGCTAATGCAGCATTTTCTGCTAAAAAATTAGGAATGGAAATGAGTTCCGTACAAGGGGTTGCTGATAACTTACTCAATATAGAAGATTCTATTGCTAAAGAAATGGAAGCTGAGTTATTAATTGGTAAAGATCTTCAATTAGATAAAGCTAGACAATTAGCTTTACAAGGTGACTTAGCAGGAGTAGCCGAAGAAATCTCAGGACAAATAGGTTCAGCAGCTGATTTTGCTAAAATGAATGTTATGCAACAAGAGGCATTAGCAGCAGCTGTTGGTATGACTAAAGAACAGTTAGCAGAAACCTTAGAAACTCAAGAGCTATTAGCAGGATCTGGATTTGATGATATGAGCAAAGCTCAAGAAGAATTTAGAAAAATTCTTAAAGAAACTGGATCTGAAGAAGCAGCAATAGCTGCTATGAGAGAAAGAGGAGCTAATGATCAATTAGTTAACCAATTTAGAGAAATTTCATTAGGTGAAAAAAGAGAACAACAACAAAGAGACATATTAGAAGCCCAAGCCGCTATGGCTAAAGCTGCCGGTCCCCTTATTAATGCTTTTAATAATTTACAAGCAAGTCTTAAACAAATTAAGAGTGTTATTGTGACAGCTATGCAACCCTTCTTTAAATCATTTGGAGGAATGGTTGGAGAAGGTGGTAAAGCATTTGAAACAATGGTTTTGCCCTATGCTAAAAAATTGGGGGAATTTATGAATGACGTAGGTTTACGTCTTGTAGACATTGTAAAAAATAATGGTCCCCAAATTAAAGCCATTTTCTCAGGAGTACTTGAATTATTTGGTTCTATTTATAATGTTGTTGGAGGAGTTATAAAACAGCTTTTAGGTATAAAAGAAAGCGGAGCTTCTTCTAAGGGTTTCTTTGAATCTATTAAGGACACAATATCAGTAATGATAGAAAAACTCCAAAATGTGGATATAAATGCTTTAACTGAAAAAGTTAGAGGATTTATAGATGGGGTTAAAAGTATATTTAAATTTATTTTTGATAAAGTAGGAGCTATTGGTGATTTCTTAGGTAAAAATAAGGGATTAACTAAAATGGCAGGACTAGGAGCTTTTGCTTTTACTATGGCTCCTGGTGCTATTAAAGATATGGCGGGAAATGTAGGTAGTGCTATAAAAGATAAAGCTATAGGAGGTTTAAAAACAGTAGGTGCTAATTTAGGCAATAAACTTACTGAAAAACTAGGTTTAGGTAAGTTATTTGGAGGTAGTGGTGGGAAAAAACCAACAGGTTCCTCTAATGATCCCCTTAACGTAGTAATGGCAGGTAGTGGTGGAGGAATTGTAGATAAAGCACAAAGCTTAGCTGGGGGAGGAAAAGCTGGAATATTAAAACAGTTTAAAACTTTACTTAAAAAACCACAAGTAATGTTTAGAGCTATGGCTCAAAAAGGTAGTGGTATGACTAAAATTTTAGGTAAATTAGGACAAAATGCCGGTAAATTAGGACTTAATTTTGGTAAACTTGGTGCTAATTTAGCTAAAGGAGGAATTTTTGCAGCCGCAGGTATGGCTGCAGAATATGCTTTTGGACATTTTGCTGATAAATCTAGAGAGGCAGGCAATGCTATGGATGAGCAAATAGCAGTAATGGATGAAGGTGCAGATAAAGACAAAGCTATTCAAGCTCAAAAAGATAAATATGCTAAAGCAGATGCCTTAGCAGCTGCAGGAACTGTAGCTAAATACACAGCTATGGGTGCTGGTATTGGTAGTATGATCCCTGTAGTAGGAACTGCAGTAGGCGCTGTTGTTGGATTTACAGCAGGTGTGGTGCTAGCCAACAGGGATTATCAAAGAGAACAAAAGTTTAGAGCTAGTAAAGAATACGAAACTCAAAAAAGAATTCAAAGGGCTAAAATTAAACTACAAAAAGCAGAAGAACGACAATCCATACTTACAGCTCAAATTAAATTAAAAGCTGCCCAAGAAGGAGCAGCTGCTGAATTAGCTGTTAAACAACAATTTGCTGAACAATTAGGGGGCGCAGGTACTACTCTTGAAAGTTTAGGCAATATGGATATTGATAATACTAGTGATTCTTTCAAACAATTGGCTGAAGATGCTTTTAATGCTGGTAATGTTACTAAAGAAGAATATACTGCTGCTCTAAAAGGAACATTAGATCCTTTAGAGTTTATGAATAAAGCTGCCAAAAACGCTTCTTCTGGTGTTAATAAACTTTACTCCTCAGCAATGGACACTGCCCAAGCTATAGGTGGTGAATTAAAAAAATCTCTATTAGAAGCCGCAGGTGTTAATGAAGAAGTAGTTAATGCTCAATTAGGAGCAATCAATACTCTTGGAGAACTTAATGCTAGTGAATCTAGAAAACTAGCAGACAAATACGGAGAAGAACTTACCTCAGGATTCAACACAGATGCTGTTGAATTTTTAAGAGGAGAAGATGAAGATTCCCAAAAACTTAGAGCGGATTTAATAACTCGCTTTGAAAAAGCAGGCGCCTCTCAAGAACAAATAGATGAAGCCATGAGGCTTTACGCTAGACAACTTGAAGAAAGTGGTGCAGATTTTGAGCTTAGTTCGGCAGCTGCTTTAGAACAAGCAATGGGTGGGATTGGCGACCAATTAAAAGAGGTAATGACCCTAGCCATAAAAGAAGCTGATGCTGAGGTTGCACAAAGACAAGCCGAAGCTTTAGAAATGATTCAAGGCACTGATATCATTAAACAAATTTCTGGAATTACAAAAGATGATTTAGCAGAAAACCAAGAATTAGCTTCTTTAATAGAAAGTTTAGGAATAAACATGGAAGAGATAATGGAAGGAGGTATCTCTACCGATGAACAACAATCTCTTAAAAAGGCTATTGTAGATGGTATAGTAGCGGGACAAATGCAAGCAGATGGTTCTAATCCTAACCTTTTCAATGAACTCCAAGGAGCTCTAGCGGTAGACGATTTCATAATCCGCCCTGGTGAACCTCCTATTAAATTCAATAAAGATGATCTATTAATAGGTGGTACCGAATTAGACAGTGCTTTAGGAGTCAAACCCCAACCAACTCAAAAAGTTGAATCAGGCAGTGATTTTGTCCAAACTAATGAAGAACTCAAAGCAGAAGTAAAGGAATTAAAAGAAATTATGGGCGGATTTGTTCAACAAATGGCACAAATTGTAAACCGCCCTGTAGTAGTAGAATTGGATGGTAATAAAGTAGGTGAATCAATTGGAAGAAATTCATTTTTAGTTCAATAATTTTCCTTAAATTTATAATATTTATAATAAATCGATTTTTTTAACACTTAAATTTTAATAACATGGCACTAAAAGATTCAGTAGCAGTAAGCAACTTAGGATTCGGAGGACAAGACCCAGCTATAACTAATGCAAGCCCCTCGGGTCAACTTGGTCAAGTTTTCCTTGAAGGTTCTTTGTTTGACCGTGATAACGGAGCAACTCCAGCTAAGTACTTAGATAACCCACCTGCATAACTTTCAGTGAATGCCAGGGATTATAGATCTACAAACTAATCTAAGGGATCTACCCTACAGTACTGACGGTAAGCAACCTTACATTAGGACCCAAATCCCCGCTTACGAGGATTCGGGTCCTACTGACTACGTCGGTAAAGATGTTATTGGGAGAAATGGGTCAATCTCTGCTTTACTTACAGATACAAACAGGATAACCCAATGGGGGTTAGATGGAACAGGAGGACTCCTGTTTTTATTAAAACAAGAAAGCCTTGCTAGATCTGGTGTACAAACTATAGCAGCAGGACCCGCAAGAATATATAACCCTGCTAACACCTTAGCTCAAATTGCTGTTGGGGCTATTAATGGGGTTCATTTCCAATACCAAGGTGTACTACCTGACACTCCTAGTAATCTTAAATATGAGTATTTACAAAGAAATGTTAATAATGGTAATGGTACTGGAGCCTTAAATAGATTAACAGCATTACGTAGTAAACTATATAATAATCTTCCTGGATTAGCAGGATCTAATGTAATTGGAATTAACTCCACAGATGAAACCGTATTAATAGAATATGGTGGAGGTCCCGGATCTATAGGTGGAGTAGGAAACACTAAAATCAGACGTTACTCTTACACAGATAGTTGGAGCGATAAAAATAATGCTCAAGTAATTTCTGGTAAACAAATAATAGCATATAATTATAACGATTTTACAGTTTCTAATATTGCCGAAGGGGTTACTGAAGTTGTAGGTAACTTTAATAATGCTTTAGGAACAGGTTTAGGTATTTTACCTAACTTTACACTTTTTCTTAATGATAATAGCCCTACTACTCCCCAAACTAAAAAACGTATTTTAGGTAGAATTACTAACTATGCTGATTATAATAGAAGAAAAACTTATGGGGATGGTGATCCTGGAGTTGAAAATCCTAACTTTGATAGACAAGCTTATTTTACTCAACCCCCTACAGAAACCCCAGGTACTGATTTAGTCAATAATGAACCATTATATAAATCTAATGCTGCTAAAACAGGCCAAGGTTATGATGATATTATAAAGTTTCATTTTGGAGTGTTAGATAATAATGATCCTTCCCAAAAAACATATGTACATTTAAAAGCATATCTTACTAATTTTAGTGATTCACATCAAGCTAGTTGGGATTCTTTTAAATATATGGGACGAGGGGAAAACTTTTATAGATATGGGGGATATGATAGAAGCATAAGTGTAGGATTTAGAGCTTATGTCCATTCAAGGATAGAACTTTTTCCTGTCTACAACAAGTTAAACTATCTTGCCTCAGTGATGGCCCCCGATTATTCTACTGGAGGGTTTATGAGGGGTAACATAGTATACCTTACTATAGGTGATTATATTGTTAATACACCTGGAATAATGGAAAACATCGAGTACCAAATCCCTCAAGAATCTACGTGGGAATTAGCGAAAAAAGACGATGGTACTGCTGATTCATTTACTGGTGAACTTCCTATGCTTATAGATGTTAGTTTTGGCTTTAAACCAATACATAGTTTCTTACCAAGAACAGTCACCAACTTAAATAACCCCGAATCTAAATTTATTTCAAAATTAGCAACAGGTTAAAATGAATCGTTATAGTAAAATACCTATTAGTAATAACTCTCCTCTTAATGAAGGGAAAAGATTTTATAGAGGGGTAAAATACCCTGAAATCCCTTTACAGGTAAATGACATTTATGTCATTACACAGGATAAGGATAGGTATGATGTTTTGGCAAAAAGATATTACGGAGATAAAACCCTTTGGTGGATAATAGCAATTGCTAACCCTTCAATAATGTATGGAACTTTAGTTCCCCCTTCTGGAATCCAGCTTAGGATTCCAGTAAATATCTCAGATATACTTGATAGTTATAATAAATTAAACCCACAATGAGTTTTACAGGAGATCCTTTTGCACCATGGGTAAGAACACAAATAGATCAACGTCAACAAGCTTTTGGCGCTGCTCAACGTACCCCAGAACAAGTCCAATATCTTTTTAATAAAGGAGCTTGGGTTAGGGTAGCTTCCTCAGTTAACCTTACAGCAGAAACTGCCCAAGAATTAGGAGTTGGTAATCTTACTAACAGCAGTTTAGCTAAAGGATTTGTTCTTTTTGGGGGAGTTACTAATACTATTGGAGGGTATACTCCTCCTAGAGGAGGAGTAGTTCCTGATCAAACTACCCGTGATAGTTTAATCAATGCTGCTCAATATTCTTATGGATTTGGTACTTCTGAGTATGGGTACACCCCACCCCCTGGTTTAGATAGTGTAAAAATCCAACACCAAAATAGAGGTGCTATCCGCAAATATAATATACGTTTAAAAGCCCAAAATATAGACCAATTTAAAATAATTGATGCCTTATATTTAAGATTAGGATATTATTTATTAGTTGAATGGGGTCATACGCATTATTTAAACAACAGTGGTCAGTTAATTCAAGCAGAATTTTTAACCCCGGCTTACAATACTTTCTTTAGTGATGGTGGAACTGGGAATGAAATATTAGATGATATAAATACTAGCCGTCAAGAATCTTTTGGAAATTATGATGGGGGGCTAGTAATGGTTAACAATTTTACTTGGAATTTTAACGCAAATGGGAGTTATGACATAACTATTGATGCAATATCTTCAGGAGGTTTAATAGATTCATTTACTTTAAATCAAACTGGTCCTAACATAACAACTTTTAATAAACAAAATGGAAATTCTACTCCCCTTACTAAAGAAGATTTTCCTTCTGATATTCTAATAGCTAACCAAGGAAAAACTTCATTAAATGATTATTTACTTCTTGCTGCCCTACAAGTTAAAAATAATGCAAACTGGGTTAAAGTAAATGATATTGAAAGGTATAAGGATGGGGGTGATGGGTTTGTAGCAATTAAGTTCGAGCAAGAAAACAAACCAGAACAATATTATATGCGTTTAGGGGAAATTTTATTCCATATACAAGACGTAGCCCTTAAACTTATGGTAAACAACTCAGCTAATGATAATGCTGTTAATAATTCTGAACCTTTAGTAAATGTTCAAACCGAACCTATTATGTTTACTCATTTTTTCCAACAATCAGTTGACCCCTTAGTGTGTTTAATGCCTTTTGATTTAGATTCCCTTACTTCTCAAACATTAAATTCTGAGTTTGGACAATCTGATACTAAATTAAATAATATATTAACAAATGATTTTAGAAATAATGATAATCCCTATAAAGGAAATGCTGGGAATATCCGCGTTAATATAGATTTTGTAGCTAAAAAACTCCAAGAAGCTACTGATAGTGATGGTAATATTAACTGCGTTTCATTTTTAACTAAATTAATGGAGGGAATTAATAAAGCTACCGGTAATATAAATAACTTTTCGGTATCTTATGATGAAGTTACTAACACTCTTAGAATAGTAGATGATACCATTATCCCGGGTAATACAGAACAACCCACAGCATTAAGAGTATTTGGTGTTGGAAATAATGAAGGTAGCTTTGTAAGAAATGTTTCTATGACTTCTAAAATTACAAATAAATTAGCTACTACTATTGCTATTGGAGCAACTGCAACAGATACTTCTATTAATGATAGTGTACCTTTATTAGGAAAATGGAACTTAGGATTAGTAGACAGGGTTAAACAAGCTTCCCAAGGTTTATTATCTCAAAACCAAACAAATGATAATAGTAAAGCAACTGAAGCCCTAGAAGAAAATTTTGATACTGTTGTTAAATACATAGGGGACACTTATGTAAATTGGAAACTCCCCTCATCCCAGGACATAACAAAAGCTAAAAGTGCTTTGGCAGCTATAATAAAACATGATCTTGCTGTAAAAACACAAAATGGTAATTTTCCTAGTAAAGGATTTATCCCAATAGATCTTTCAGTAGAAATAGATGGAATTTCAGGAGTATTACAATACCAAAAGTTTAGTTTAACTCCTAATATTTTACCTCCGTCTTATGAAAATAAAGTAGATTTTCTTATTCAAGGTATTGACCATACTATTCAAAATAATGAATGGGTTACCTCATATACTACTCTTTCAGTAATTAAACCTGCTAATTCGGCATTAAATTCTTCTGACAATAAATCATTTAGTTCTTTATAATGACCTATTATCCTAAATCTCAAATAAAAACTGATTTATACACTAAGGGAGATCAACTTAGAGTTATATCTACAGGAGAGAATTATGTAGGATTTTACTGGCAAACCTCTAAAGACAAATACTTCTCAGGTAGAAATCCTTATGATGGCTCTCCTATTGAATTACAAAAAATTCCAATTGTCCAAAACCCTCAGATTTCTACATTAACATATGCTGTAGGTAATAACACTTACAACCAACAAAAAGGGATTAATATAGAAAGTAAATTAAAATTACCATTTTACCAAAAACCTTCTCCAACCCAAGAAGATTATGATTTAGGTAGTTTTATAAGGTATTTTTGTAAAAAAAATAACCAAAATTTATATGTTGAAACTACTAAAGATATTTATAATAAAATAAAAAATAAAAATAAGGGCTATGCTTTTTATTTATATATACCTTTTAGTTTAGTATGGCAATTAACTGGAAATAGACGTATAGTTGCTCAAACCAATGAACAAATTGTAAATACAACAGAATTCCAACAAAAAATAATAGGGTTAGGTGAGTATTTAGATTTTAATTATATAGAATTTTATAAATAATGGCAATTATTAAAAGTAACAGTAATGCTCTAAGGCTTCAACTTAAAAACAGTTTCCCTACTGATAGAGTAGGAAAATCAGTTCAATGCCTTCCTTATGCAGTAGGAGATGATGCTAGAACTCCTCCCCCAGGTCGAATTTCATTTTTTCCTAGACCTAAACCTATTGAAGTTACTGCTGTTAGGGTAGCTGCTACTACTATACTAGGAAATGATATTTCCCAATTCCTAGAATATACTACAGAAGGTGGATTGGTAATTAGTTTTAGGGATGAAGCAGATTATTTCTCAGCATTTCAATTGTCTGCTGTAGAAATTTTAGATGATGGTAAAGCCGTTGAATACACAATTAGTGATGTACTCAACTCAGATGGTGTGTCATTTTTCCCTCACGGAAAACAAGTTTGTTTGTCTGCCCTCCCTGCACCTCTTAGTGATGCTTTTGCTACAATAGATGGAGGTTACTATTAATAATATTTATATCCATGGCAGTTGCTAATTTAGAAAGTTCATCTATAAAATTAAAACGTCACACAGGATCTGCGGGAGTAGCCCCAGAAGCTGGAATGTTGGCTGAAGGGGAATTTGCTATAAACCTTATAGATGGTCATTTATATTATGGTGGTAAAGGAGGAGTTGACATTTCAAGTAGTTTAGCTCTTGATAATTTTACTACACTTGATACTACTTTTATATCTGGAACTAGATTTGACATTGAAATTCCTGATACTACTGTTACTGGTAATTTATTAATTAGTGGTAATTTTTTACAATCTGGATCTACTTTTATTTCTGGAAATACTTACATTACTGGAGATTTAGTAGTAGTAGGTACAGGATCATTTGATGTATTTGTTACTAATTACCAATCATCTTCTATTATATATTCAAGTGGTTCTACCAAATTTGGAGACACTCAAGACGATACCCACGAATTTACTGGATCTGTTTATATTACAGCTAGTGAATTCAATATGGATAATCACTTTGTATATAAACCAAACTCATATTCTTTATTTGTTAGTGGTAATATTACTGCTTCCAACGATATAAGCGCCAGTGATCTTCACGTAACTAACATTTCAGCTTCAGGTTATATTAGTGCAAGTGGTTTTTTCTACGATGCTAGTGCAACTCCACCTTCATTATATGTTGCAGGTGATATAAGTTCAAGTGCTAACATAAGTGCAAGTGGGACAGTTTCTTCTTCTAAGGTATATGCTTCTACTCAAGGAACCTTTGAATCTGCAAATGTAAAAGACATTTCATCAACTCATATAGTATATGCTGGAACTAATGGTGAGCTACAAGGAAGTTCAAATCTCACATTTGATGGGGATGAAGTAACTATTAATGGAAACTTAGATGTTCTATCTATTACTTCTAGTGTAGCTATTTCAGCCAGTCATATTTCAGGTTCTAGTTTAGTTATTGATGGAAATGTTGATATAATAGGCACTCTTTCAGCTTCTAATATTCAGGGTGATACTTTCTATTCAACTAAATCCGTTGTAGACGAACCTACTCCAATTGCTGCACATAATCTAGAAACCTACAGAGTTATAAACTTTAACCCCGAAATTTTTATTACCTCTTCAGGTACTGAACTAATAATCCAATTTGGAGAACCATTAACCCCAACAAATTTAATTGGAACCCTAAATGGTTTCAACACTAATAGATTTACAGGACCCGGAACAGATTTCCCACCTACTTCAACTTATGTCTATGACAATTACAATGTAAGCTTTACTTATACTTTAGATGAATCTAATACTTTTATCTCAGCATCCCTTCTTTCAATGAGTGATGGTACTGTAATAGAAATTTCTAAGTCGGAAGCTGCTGATATCGGGGGTAGTACTATTCAAAATGGGTTAGATTATACCACTACTTTTTATATTAACAAAGACAACTCAGGACCCTCAGGAGGAGCAACATCGGGGTCCCAGCATTTTACAGCAAGTATTCACGTTACTCTTCAAGACCTAAACAAACTAAGTTTTGACACTACACAATCAATTTTAGGAACCCTTGATAAAGGAGATCCCGGTGCTACTAGACCCAGCTACGATTTCAGTGGTATGACTGGTGGTGGTATTTATGTAAGTAATAATGGTACTAACAATGCTAGTAATAAATTAATAGAAGAAGGAGAACAAGGATCCTTTACATGTCGAGCTTTAGCAGCAAGTAACACAAATGGGTGGACTAATACTTCCCTAGATCCCAGTAGTAATGTCACTATTAATGTCAACTCACCAACTAGTACATTTACCCGTGATTTCGAAGCTGAATACAGTTCAAACAATTTAGGAGAGCCAACTTCTATTGGTCCTATAACAAATTCAGATACCTTTGGTAGAACTCAATCCTTAAGATGGGGGGTTTCCCCTGCAAGTTCACCCGGATCTGGATCTGGAGGATTTTCTGTAGATGAATTACGAAACTTAAGTGGGTGGACTAGTGGTGATGCTATAGAAGGTGGACAAATTGATTTCCGCTCCACTGCTACCTCTAACAATTATACTATAAGTAACAAAGAAATTTCTATGACTTCTACAGTTGCTGGATATATTTATATCATATACAGAAGTGGATTAGCAGACCTTGCAACTATTAAGCAAGGAACTACTGATGTTACTGCTGATTTTACTGTATCAACCACTGGAAACTATAAAATTTATAAAAGCGGCCTTAAATCCCCTGCTACCTTTGTATTTACGTTAAACCCATCATCATAAAATGCCATTAGATCTCATAGCAGGGTGGAACATCACCAGCCCAGACCCAATTGATACTAGACACATTGTTACTCAATCTTCAGATAGGTTTGGGTTTAATGAAGCTAGAATCCACTATGGTTTAGCTACATTTGAATCAGAATCCCAAGAATACTTTATTCTAGTAAACACAGCTAGTTATACAAACGTTAATGGGTGGTCTAAAGTTTATATCTCTAACCCAGGAGGTGAGGGTTTAAATGTAGTCGGTTCTATCACAGCAAGTGGAGTTATATCCGGTGATTCTCTTGATATTGCTAACATTGAAGCTACTGGAGATATATTAGGTACTAATATCACAGCTTCAAGTAACATAAGTGCAAGTGGTTATATTTCTGCCAGTAATGCTGTTATTACTAGCCTTACAGACAATAGGATTGTTATAGTAGGACCTGGAGGTAAATTAGAGGATGATACTAACCTTACTTTTAATGGAACTGAACTAAATATTGGTGCAAGCAAATTTACAGTCCAACAAGGAAGTGGTGATACTCAAATTGTTGGAACTTTAGATGTGGATGCTCAATCAACTCTTGCTTCAGTAAATGTACAAGATTTAACAGACAATAGAATTGTTATAGCTGGAACAAGTGGTGAATTAGAAGATGATTCTAAGCTTACTTTTGATGGAAATACACTACGAACAGAAGCTAGTTTTCTTGTAACAGGTAGTATTACAGCAAGTGGTGATGTTAGTGCTAGTGGAAATTTGCTAGCTAATGGTATTTCTGCAAGTGGAGATTTAAGCGCAAGTGGTTTCTTTTATGATGCTTCTTATCCCGATCCCTCACTATCAGTGGATGGAGACATTACAGGAAGTAATTTATTGGCAACAAATTATATTTCGGCTTCTGGAGACTATTTTATTAATCCTTTAAAGGCTATAAAATCTACTGCAAATCCTACTAACACTAGAATTTACTTAGGCCCCCTTGCAGATACTTGGCAAATATATGCTGGAGGTGTATATCACGAATTTAGTCCTACTGCAACTGTTTTTAACCAAGGAGGAGTTGATAACGATTTTAAGATAGAAAGTAATCTTTTTGGAGAGGCCTTTAAAATAAACGCGGGTGATGATATTTTATCAACTAACATTAAGAATGTTTTAATTAAATCAACCATTAATACTTTTATTACGGGATCTGAAACCCAACTCCAAAGCACAAATACTGCTCTTGTTTCGGGATCTCAAGTTAGACTCCAAGGTGCCGAAGTAGTTGTAAGTAGTACTGGACAAGGAACAACTACAACTAGACCAATTTTACACATCCAAAACCAAGATAGTGAAATAGCTGTTAATAACGAAGTAGGAAAAATTCAATTTAGTGATTTTGATTCTGCTTTAAGTGGATCTGTACAAATATTAGCTAAAGCAACTGAAGACCACGATAATACCAATAACTCAGGAACTAGACTTGAAATTTGGACTACTCCAACAGGATCAGAAACCCCAAAACTTAATGCTTATTTTGGGAGAGGGCAAAGCCACCCAGATTATGCCGCTGATAACTTTATCAGTGGAAATATGTCAATTATAATTCCCGATGACAATTCTGGAGCCGAAATCTTTAGTAACCAACTTAGAATTGGTAGTCCCCGTTTCCCATCAACGTTTTATTTTAACCCTGGTACAAATTATTTTGCCTCCCCTTTTATAAGAACCAGATATATTGATGCTAGTTCTTTCTATGATGCGGCTGCCTATCCTAATAATGCTATAAACCTAGCCTCAAGTTATGGTCCTCTAAATGATGGGATACTTCATACAACAAGTGATTCTTTTGAATTTAAACCCTATAAAAATTTTTATATAGAACTAAACGATAATGGCGGCTCATCCTCAGCCCTTTTTGAGATTTATGATGAAAATATTACAGATGACCAACCTGTAACTAGAATTAATACTATTAGAACCGGAACTTATAAACATTCTCTTGTCCAATCAGGGTCTATTTTTACTTCAAAGTCTCTCTTCTTAGATAATAGATATGAAGACCAAACATTAGGTTATAGAGATGCTGATAATGTTCTCCGTAGAGCACTATATTTTGAAGCTTCTGGTTCTACTAAAATCGGTGCTAACACCACTATATTAGCAAACAGAGCTCCATCAGGTTCAGTAGTAATTGCCCCTGCAATTTCAGATGGTGGGGGTGACAGAGAAATGGCTCGTTTTGACCATCACAATAGACAAATTACGTTTACCTCAGGTTCAGTAACTATTGAAAATGGGAGTAGCGTAGGAGATAGTGGTCAAGAGCCCATATTATATTTAAAATATGCGTCCACTTATGTTGGTAATAATGAAATTTTTGGTCAAATCCGATTTACTTCTACTGACTCCCAACCCAGCGATAATTATGCAGCTGTACTTAGTATGCAAGCTCAGAGGGAATTTAATTCATCCAATGCCCATACAAAATTTAGGTTTGACACTTTCGCAGGTGCAGACCCAACTATTCCTTTTCAAGTTTCTCCCAAACAAGGGTGTTTAATCCAACGTCCTTCCCTTACGAAAGGTGAAGTTGAGGTTGCTGGAAGCAACAATATCCTTTTAACCTTAAAAGCAGGAAACTCGGAAGACCAAAACGAAAGTGATTCAGCTTCAACTACAGGAGGATCCTCTCTCCTCCAATTTAGAGAAAAATCTCTTTCTGGTTGGTCCAATTACATAGACATTATGGATAAGGGATTAATGATTAATAATTCCTTTAACAGAGCAGTTTCCGGCTATAGTGATGCTGGACACAGAATCCCTTTAATAGTATCAGGTTCAGTAGCATCCACAACCAACAATAACAACCATGGTCATGCCCCTCTAATGTTTATTCAGGGAGATTGTGGTTACGTTTACCCCGGTTCAAGCCCCGCAGATAGAGCATATAAGTCTTCTCTTTTAGAATTAAGATATAAAGACCATGATGATGTAGGAAATAATAATGATAGCTGGCCAGATTATTTTGAAAATACCGGTGACCGATATTTAGATTATATACAGTTTACAACTCAAATCCCCTCAGATCCAGCAGAAACTGTAGTTGAAAGGTCCAGAATTATAGGTGGGTTTTATTTAAGAAATGATGGTCAGCAAATAACAGACTATGGCATCTCAGATAAAAGATTGAAAAAAAATATTAAAGATACTGAACAGGGAATAAATGATTTATTAAAAATGAGGGTTAGGGATTTTCATTGGAAAAACCAAAAAGAAAATAGAGAACCTTCTACAGGATTTATAGCTCAAGAACTTTACGAACATTTTCCTCAAAAGGGGTATGTAAGGAAAGGAGGAGATGACCCTAATACAGCCCCTTGGGGAATAACCCTAAAAGATATGATCCCTTTAATAGTCAAATCCATCCAGGACCAACAAAAAATGATAGAAGACCTTCAGGCAGAGATAAAAGAATTAAAATCTAAATTATAATTATGAGTAAAAAACAACAAGTATATGATTATCCCTCATCTCAGCTTGGTCCCTCTAGCTCTATTGCTTGGTATGCTACTCCTGTTACATATAGTAATGGTACTTCAAGCTACGATACTACTTTTGTTCCCTCAAATGAAGTTATTAGATTACAAACTGATTGGTATAATAATAAAGCTCAAGGATTTGAATTCCTCATCCGCTCGGAATCTCTTGAAACTGCCGTAGATGTTACAGCTCTTTATATTACTACTTCTACAAAAGACCTTAAAGTTGGATTTGGTACTAAAGATCCTGTAAGTTCTTTAGATATTAGATCAGTTACTTCCTCCTCTCCTGCTAACCTTATTTTAAGAACTAACGAAGATGGTGTTATTACAGCTGGAGAAGAAACGGGCAGAATAATATTTGCGATTGAATCTTCCTCTTTTAGAGGTAGTAAAGTTATTACTAGTGGTAGTGTTGGAGATATTTTTGGAGAAGTATTAGGACAAGGTAGTTTTGGAGCTTACGGTAAATTAATGTTTAGTGTTAATGACTCTAATGGGCAAAACCCAAAAAGTATCTTCCAATTAGGATATGGTGCTAGTGGTGGTGGTTCTGATTATGAAGTTTTCATCTCAGCTTCTGATTTATTCCATGATGATAGTGCCCCTCAATACGTTCAAAAAACAGACGGAACCACAATAACTACTTTAGGATTTAGAGACTCAGGAAACAATAAAAATGTAGGAAAACTTACAATCCGCTCAGCTTCAGTTGAAAGATTATTAATAGATGGTTTAGATGGTAGTATAAGTGCTAGTGGTGACATTTCTATTAAAGGATTTACAAGTGTTTCTGCCTCATTAGCTGCGGCTAGTGGTGGGGGTACACCTGGTGGATCTAATACACAAGTCCAATATAATAATAGTGGCAATTTTGGAGGGGATTCTAATTTTACTTGGAATGATTCAACTAATACCTTAAGCGTATTATCGAGTTCCTTAGATTTAGTATTAGTAAACGATAAACTTCAAGGTAATGGTTCAGGTTTCCAATTCTTTGCTTTTAATGAAGATACAATAAAAGTAAAATTTGCAAATTGGTATTCATCTAATGCTCGCCAATATGGTATGGGTCAACTTTGGTTTGAAACTTGGTTTGCTGCAATTGATAATGGTGCAAGTAGAGATGAAAGGAGAATAGGATTCTACCTTGAAGAACCAGATGCTGGATCTACTGATTCAGGTACCCCAGGCCAACATCCAACAAATGCCCGTTTTTATGTTGATATTACAGGTTCATATGTTGCTAGTGGTGGTTTACACGTAACTGATGCTGATTTTAATGTTGAATCAAATGGTAACGTTGGAATAAATGGTACCCTAGATATGAATAATAACGACATTAACAACGTTAATATTAACGGAGGTGCATTCTAATGGCTATACAAAGAATACCGTTTAAGTGGAATACCGCTAATTTTCAATGGAATAGTAATCCATATACTTGGGATGATTGTGCTATAACGCAAGAAGTAGTAGATGTAATACAAGCGGGTGGTTCCTATCAAGAAGTATTTAAAGACACTAGAAAAAAGAAAAAATTTATCAAACTTATATGCAAAGTAGAGGGCGTAGAGTACAAAGAAACCAAAGAGATAAAGAAAAGACAAATACGTATAACGGACGTAGCACTTGTTGCCAAAGAAGTGCTTGGTGTTGACATTAAAGTAGAAATATAATGTATAAACTATTTACAGATAAAACTGAACTCTTTGAGTGTAATATAAAATTAGAAGGTGCTTCCCTTAAAAAAAGTCAAGCCCGTTTACTTGTTGAATCTGACGACCTAGCTTTAATGTTTAAAGGTAACATCACCTCAGACGGTAAATGTCAAATCCCAGTCAAAAAACTAAAAGGATTATTACCTGAAAATACTAAAGGTAATATTAAATTAGAGGTTATAGCAGAAGATACCTATTTTATACCTTGGGAATCTAAATT